CTCATTCTTGTACGAGCGCGAAAGTCTGCAAGGGGTCTAGGTGTCAATGGGCGTGATGGGCAGGCCACCGAAACCGACGGCGCTGAAGAAGCTCCAGGGCAATCCTGGCCGTCGGCCGCTGCCCAAGAACGAGCCGCAGCCTGAGCTCGGCATTCCCACGCGGCCCGAGTGGCTACTGACCGAGGCAAAGCGCGAATGGAATAGGGTAGTGCCCGAGCTCGCGCGCCTGGGACTCCTGGCGAAGGTGGATCGCGCGCTGATCGCGGCGTACTGCCAGTGCTGGGCGCGCTACGTCGAGGCCCAGCAGGATATCGCGGAGCACGGTAGCACTTTCACTACTGACAGGGGGTATGAGGGGCCGCGACCCAGCGTCGCCATTGCCAAGCAGGCGCTTGAAAAGATGACCGTGCTATCGGCCAAGTTCGGGTTCACGCCCTCCGACCGTTCGCGGCTCCGGGCGCCGGAAGCCGAGAAGAAGGATCCGTTCGAGGAGTTCCTGCGCGAAACCGGCCAGCTGAAGGCGGCGAGCGAATGACCCGGCATCCCGTTGCCGAGTACATCCACGGCGTGCTCGAGGGCAGCATCCCTGCCGGCAAGCTGGTGCGCTTGGCTGTGGAGCGTCACGTGCGGGACCTGGAGACCGGCAGCGAGCGGGGGTTTCGTTTCGACCGTGCCGCTGCGGAGCATGCGATTCGGTTCTTTGGGTTCCTGCGGCACTCCAAGGGCGAGTGGGCGGGGCAGCCGTTCCAGCTCGAGCCGTGGCAGCAGTTCATATTGTGGGCGCTGTTCGGGTGGAAGCGCGCCGATGGGCTCAGGCGCTTTCGCACAGCTTACATCGAGGTCCCGCGAAAGAACGGCAAAACGACGCTGGTAGCAGGGATCGGGCTGTACATGCTGGTGGCCGATGGGGAGCCCGGCGCGGAAATCTACAGCGCGGCGACGAAGCGCGACCAGGCGAAGCTGTCGTGGTCTGAGGCCGTCCGCATGCGGGACAAAAGTCCGGCGCTGGCCAAGATGGTGCAGCATTGGCGGGCCTCTGACAACCTCTCCGTGGAAGCAACGGCGAGCAAGTTCCAGCCTCTCGGGGCCGACGCCGACACGATGGACGGCCTGAATGTCCACGGTGCGCTGATCGATGAACTGCATGCGCACAAGACGCGCGCGGTTGTGGACGTGCTGGAAACGGCCACGGGTGCCCGGCGCCAGCCGCTCATCCTGGAGATCACGACGGCCGGAGTAGACCAGACCAGCGTGTGCTTTGAGCACAACGAGTATTCGGCTCGTCTACTGAACGGCACAGTGACCGACGAAACCTGGTTCGCGTTCATTGCGACGCTGGATGAGGGAGACGACTGGACGGACGAGCGCGTCTGGGCGAAGGCCAACCCGAACCTGGGCGTCTCGGTAAAGCTCGACGATCTGCGGCGCAAGTGCGAGCGCGCCAAGCAGTTGCCGTCGGCACAGAACGCCTTCAAGCGCCTGCATCTGGACGTGTGGACGCAGCAGGTGGATCGCTGGATCGACCTGGCGCTGTGGGATGCGAATGCGGGCGAGATCGGGGCTCGGGAGCTCGAGGGGGTGCTGCGAGGGCACGCCTGCTATGGCGGGCTAGACCTCTCGGCGGTGAGCGACCTGACGGCGTGGGTGATGGTCTTCCCGCGTGAGGGGGATCCCGAAGAGGTGGACATCCTCTGCCGGTTCTGGTGCCCGGAGGCGCGGATCTACGACGCGCACAATCGCTACCGCGACCAGTATCAGGCATGGGCCCGTGACGGTTGGCTCGACGTCACGCCCGGAGACGCCGTGGACTATGCGCACATTCGGGCCCGCGTGCTGGAAGATGCGCAGGCGTTTCGTGTCATGGACATGAACGTGGACCGCCTCTTCCAAGGGTACCAGCTCACGCAGGAACTGGCGGACGAAGGACTGGCGGTGTTCGGCATGGGGCAAGGGTTCCTGAGCATGGCAGCGCCCATGCGCGACTTTGAACGCCGTTTACTCGACAAGAAGCTGCACCACGGCATGCACCCGGTGCTGCGATTCATGGCGGAGAGCGTCGCCGTGCGGCGGGATCCTGCTGACAACCTCAAGGTCGACAAGGCGGAGAGCCAGGGGCGGGTGGACGGGATTGTCGCGCTGGTAATGGGCATCGATCGAGCGATGCGACAGGGGACCGGCGGATCGGTCTACGAGACGCGTGGTGTTCTGGTGCTATGAGACGGCTGCTAGCAGCGTGCGGTCCGCGTGAGCTCGTGGCCACACTGGGGCTTGGTTTGATCGCCGCGGGGCTGGCCATGGTGAGTGTACCGGCGGCGCTGGTAGTGACCGGCGCCCTGTTGCTCGGGCTGGCGATATGGCCACTGGTCAGGCGCGGTCCTGAGGAGAGCGAGTAGATGGGTTGGCTCGCCGAGTTGCTGCGGCCCACGCCGCGGGCGTCGCTGAACGCAGACCCGAACGATGAGCGGACGTGGATCACCAGCCCCATCGGCGGATCGGCCTCGTCTGGCGTCTACGTGAACGCGGACACGGCGCTGCAAGCCTCGCCGGTGTGGGCCTGCGTGCGGCTGCTGGCCGAATCGCTGGCGTCGCTGCCAGTGATCATATACCGACGGACGGCAGACGGCGGCAAGGAGCGCGCAACCGATCATCCGTTGTACGAGCTGCTGCACGACCAGCCGAATCCGCTGCAGACGGCGTTCGGGTTCAAACGCGCGATGATGGCGCAGGCTTTGCTCTTTGGCAACGCCTACGCCCAGATCGCGCCAGGAACGCGGGGGGCGGTGGACAGCCTGAACATGCTCTACGCTGACCGAGTGCACCCGGAAGCCCTGCCCGGGGGCGGTATCCGCTACATGGTGACCGGGAACGATGGAATCGCCCGCGCCGTGAATGATGAGGACGTCTTCCACCTGCCGGGGCTGTCGCTGGACGGGATCACAGGGCTCAGCCTGATCCGCTACGCCAGGGAATCGATCGGTCTGGTGCTGGCGGCGGAGGGGTACAGCTCGCGGTTTTACAGCCAGAACGCGAGGCCGGGCGGGATCCTGCGCTACCCGAAGGCGCTGACTGTCGACGCAGCAGCGCGGCTGCGGACCAGCTGGCAGGAGGCCCACGCCGGGCTCGGCAACGCCCATCAGGTGGCCGTGCTCGAGGAGGGTGCCGAGTGGCAACAGACCGGCATGACCAACCAGGACGCGGAGCTGATCGCGCAGTTGGACTGGTCGATTGCCGATGTAGCCAGGTACTTCAACGTCCCGCTGCACATGATCCAGCAGATGACCAAGACCACATCGTGGGGCTCGGGCATCGAGGAAATGTCGATCGAGTTCGTGACCTACAGCCTCCTGCCGTGGGTGCGCAACTGGGAAGACACGATCCGCAAAGACCTGATCGTGGCCAAGCGCACGTACTTTGCCGAGTTCCTGCTCGAGGGGTTGTTGCGCGGGAAGCAGTCCGACCGCTACACGGCCTACAACACGGGGCGCCAGGGCGGCTGGCTGAGTGTCAACGAGATTCGCCGGTTCGAGAATATGAACGCCATCGAGGGCGGCGACCAGTATCTCAGCCCGCTGAATATGGCGCCGGTGGGGCCGGAGCCCGCACCGCAGAGCGCGGCGGCGGAGCCGACACCCCCCGAGGAGCCCGCGGCGGCAGCGCACTATCAGCTGCTCTTGCGTGAGGCAGCGGGCAGGGTGGTGCGCAAAGAGATCGCGGCGATGAGCCGGGCGGCCAAGCGCTGCGGCGAGGATCGCGGCGCGTGGGCCGCGGCGGTCCAGGAGTTCTACGCCACCCACGGGCGCTTTGTGGCGGAGACGCTGCACATCCCAGTGCTATCGGCGGAGTGCTACGTGATCGCGCAGCTCGCGGCGCTACTGACTGCCGGGCCGGACGCGATGGACGATTGGGAGGCCCGTCGGGTGGACGATCTGATCGCTCTGGCCGGAGGGAGCAATGGCGATGGCTGAGAGGTACCCGCACGTGACGAACTATGTGATGACCACCCCATGGGCGATCTTGCCGGCCAAGCTGGCGGTGATCCTAGACGTGCTGCGCTATCACGTGGCGGGGGGCACGTTCACCGCGGAGGAGATCCGGGAACGGATCGGCGCTGCGGCGCGGCCGGCCGAACAGCGGGCCGGGGCGATCGCGGTGCTGCCGCTCTACGGGATCATCTCGCAACGGGCCGACATGATGACGGAGAGCAGTGGCGGGACCAGCACCGAGCGGTTCGCGGCCCGGTTCCGCGAGCTCGTGGCCGATCCGGGCGTGGGGGCCATCGTCCTGGACGTCGACTCGCCGGGCGGGACGGTATACGGCGTGGATGAGCTATCGGCGGAGATATACCGCGCGCGGGGCCAGAAGCCCGTCACGGCCGTGGCGAACAGCCTGGCGGCCAGTGCGGCGTACTGGATCGCCTCCGCGGCGGATGAGGTCGTGGTAACGCCGTCCGGCGAGGTCGGATCCATCGGGGTAGTGACGGCGCACGAGGACCAAAGCGCGCAGCTCGAGCAGGACGGTGTCAAGGTCACGCTGCTGTCGGCCGGCAAGTACAAGACCGAGGGCAACGCATACGAGCCGCTGAGCGAGGAAGCCCGCGCGGCGGTCCAGGCGCGGGTGGATGACTATTACGGGATGTTCGTGGCCGCGGTGGCACGGAACAGGCAGGTGACGGCCGGCGACGTGCGGAACGGCTACGGCGAGGGGCGCGTGGTGGGAGCCCAGGAGGCCAAGCGGTTGGGCATGGTCGAGAGGGTCGAGACCTTTGACGCGACTCTGGAGCGGATCGCGCGGGGTCTGCGCAGGCCGCGGGCTGCCGCGCGGGCAGAGCTGGACTATCGCCAGCGCAGGTTGCGTTCGGCGTCCAGATAGACCGGCGGGCGGAGGCTCTGTCGAGACCCGAGCCCGGTGCGAATGCGGCCTCCGTCGAGGCCGACGGGGTAGTTGGAGCGAGTAGGTTCTATGGCAAAGGAGACCCGAAATGGCTAACCGATACAAGGCGCTGCTCAACGAGCGCGCCGAACTGGTAGCAGAGTCCCAGGCTCTGTTCGGGGCAGTGGAGAAGGAAGCCCGTGATATGACCGACGAAGAGCGGGCGCGTGACGACCAGATAGCTGCGCGCATGGGGGCCATCGCCGGCGATCTCGAGCGCGAAGAGCGCCGTCGGCAGTGGGAGCGCGAGGTTGAGCCGGTGTCTGGCGGGACGCCCGTCGAGGCGCTGCGCGAGCCGGCGCAGCCCAGGCGGCTGTTCGGCTCGCTGGGCGAGCAGCTCATGGCCGTTCGACAGGCCGCGCAGCCTGGCGGGCGCGTGGATCCGCGACTGCTCGAGATGAACGCGGCGGCGTTGGGCGGCAACGCGGCAGTGCCGAGCGACGGAGGGTTCCTGCTGGAGGCCGAGACCACGTCTGGTCTCTGGCAGCGGGCCTATGACCAGGGCGAGCTCCTGCGGCGCACGTTCAAGGTGCCTATTGGCGAGAACGCTTCCAGCGTCAAGATCAATGGCATCGACGAGACCAGCCGCGCGACTGGGTCGCGTTGGGGCGGAGTACGGGCCTACTGGCTGGCTGAGGCGGGGAGTCTGACGGGCTCGCGGCCGCGGTTCAAGCAGTTGGAGTATGCGCCCAAGAAACTGGCCGTCCTGGTCTACGCAACTGACGAGATGCTACGCAACCCGGCCACTCTCGAAGGCGTGGTCAATCAGGTCGTGCCCCAGGAAATCGCCTGGATGTCCGAGGACGCCATCATCCGCGGGGACGGCGCAGGCAAGCCTTTGGGCATTTTGGGTAGCGCCGCGCTGATCCCGGTGGCCGCGGAAGCCAACCAAGGGGCCGCGACCATCGTCTCGGAGAACATCTCCAAGATGTGGGCGCGGATGTGGGCGCGCAGCCGGGCCAACGCGCTCTGGCTGGTGAACCAGGACATCGAGCCGCAACTGGACATGCTCACCATGCAGGTGGGCGTGGGCGGCGTGCCCACATACATGCCTCCTGGCGGTCTGAGCGAGGCTCCCTATGGGCGGCTGAAGGGCCGGCCAGTGATGCCCATGGAGTACTGCAGCACGCTGGGCACCATCGGCGACATCATTCTGGCAGACCTGAACCAGTACGCGATCTCGGACCGGGGGAGCATCAAGGCCGCTAGCTCGATCCACGTCCAGTTCCTGACGGATGAAACGGCCTTCCGGTTCATCTACGAGATTGACGGGCAGAGCCTGTGGAGTACTGCCCTGACGCCGGCCAACGGAACCAACACCCTGTCGCCGTTCGTGGCGCTGGCCACCCGGTCGTAGGGAGCAAGCAGAGCCCCAGGGGGCAGCCCCTGGGGCCCAGCATAGGAGAACAGACATGTTGAACCTTGTCGAGCAGCTGAAGGTAGTCGAGGGCCTGGTCCCTCAGGTGGGCGCGGCCGCGATCGTGACCAGTGACTATGTGTCGGTCAAGAACCTGCACAGGCTGTTCGCGGTGATCCACTATAACCAGGGCGACGCGGACAACCAGCAGTGGAACGTCATGCGGTCGCCGCTGGTGAGCGGCGTCGGTGCAGTGGCGCTCGCGGCCACGGCGCTTTGTCGCATCTGGTCGAACCTGGATTGCGCCACGAGCGACCTGCTGGTCGAGCGCACCGCGGCGATCAACTACGCGTCTGGCGCTGGCGCCACGCACAAGCAGATCGTGATCGAAATCGACCCGGCCGAGCTGGGTGCGGGGTACGACTGCGTGGCCATCGCGACGAACGCTGCCGTCGCAGCTACGAGCTGGGTAGAGATCATGTTCTACGGCGTGCCGCGGTACGCCGGCCAGGTGGCGAACCAACCGACCCTGATCACGGACTGACGCATTCATGGACTAGCGGGTGGGCCGGTGCGATAGATCGGCCCACCTACCCGGATAGACCCGGAAAAGGAGCATCATGGCCAAGACGGAGCTTTTTGGACGCTGGTTGCAGGGCTCGGTGGTCATCACTGACCAGGCAAAGTCCACCGGCGCGCGGTTCTTTGTGCACAGCGGAACGGGCACCGATGGCGCGGGCTTTGGCAGCAGCCCGGACAAGCCGTTCGCTACGCTCGACTATGCCATCGGCAAGTGCACGGCCAGCAAGGGCGACATCATCTACGTGCTGCCCGGGCACACGGAGACGTTCATCGCCACCAACGGCTTTGACGCGGATGTGGCCGGCATCGCGATCATCGGCCTCGGCTGGGGCGCGCAGCGCCCGACGTTCGTGTTCAACCACGCCAACGCGCAGGTCAACGTGGGCGCGGCGAGTGTGCGGATCGAGAACATCCGGTTTGTGACCAGCATCACCGCCGTTGTGGCGGGCGTGCAGGTCGAGGGCGTTACCGACGCCGTGTTCAAGGACTGCGAATGGTACTGGGGCGGCACCACCGGCGACGACTTTGTGATCTCGCTGGAGCTGGAAGCCGGCGCACACCGGACGCTGATCGAGGGATGCCGCTTCCTGGCGGAGCCCGCGGTAGCTGGCGCAGCAGCCGCCATCAACATCACGGGCAAGAGCGACAATGTCCGGGTGCAAGGTTGCGAGTTTATGGGGGACTACTCGACCGCTTGCCTGAACGGGGCTGCGGCAGCTGACGAGGGGCTGATGTTCCTCGACAACCTGGTGCACAACACGGACGCGGGCGAGCCGTACCTGGAGGTACACGCCAACACGACTGGCGTCATCGCCGACACGCGCGGCCTGGCCTCAGGGGCCACCATCGCGGCGAACGCGGTCGCGGCGGCCATGGCGCACGTGGAGAACTTTGTCGTCAACACCGCCGGGACCATCGGCATCATCAAGGGCGCTGGCGGCGCGCCGGCTCTCGATGCGGACTAGGTAGGCGTGATGAGGGGGCGGGGCAGCCCGCCCCTCTCAGCGGAGGTAAGCGATGACAGCATCCCTGGTACCCGGACCCGGATACGCGCAACGGTGGGTGAACGCCGTGGCCCCCGCCGTGCAGGCCAGCGTGAACGCAGACACGCTGCTCGCCGGCTCGGCTCTCGACGTGCGCGGCTGGAAGTCGCTGGCCTACACGATCGTCGTGGCAGCCAACGACGTGGACTGGACGGTGTACGGCGCCAACCTGGCGGACTATTCCGACGAGGTGGTTGTGCAGGCGGAGGCCACGGTAGCCGTCGGCGCGGCGGGCAGCTACGCCGTCGAGCTCGCGCCGTTCGGGTACTACCGGGTCAAGATTCACTCGCACGTGGGCGGCGCTCACGGCACGGCCACTCTGGTCGGAATCGCAAAGGACTAGCCATGGCCTCCTACGCGACGGTAGCCGACATTCGCCAATACCTACAGCAGTTGCCCGCCGGCGTGGCAGACGACGCCCTCCTGGCGACCATCCTCGAGCGCGCGAACGGGATCGTCAACGACTACCTGACGTTTGCATTTGCGGCCTGGGGCCTGGTGGCCACCAACAAAGACGTACTGCGCCCGGTGCCGTATCCCTGGATGACACTGCCGGCGCACAAAGCCGCGTCGGTGGCCACCGTGTCGACCGTGTCCGGGCGTGGCACGACGGGCGAGGCGACCGTGCTGGTCACCGACTGGCTCGCAGAGGATGACGGGCGGCTGTACCGAGACAGCGGTTGGGCGGTCGGCTGGTACCGGGTGAGCGCGATCTGGGGCTATGGCCCGGCGCCGCAGACCGTGGTGGAGGTGGAGCTGCGGGTGGCGGTGAACATCTGGAAGGGGCGCGACGCAAGCCAATGGCAGAGCGACCTGGGCGTCGACGGGCAGGGTGCCGTGACCTACAGCCGGGCACTGACCGGCTCGGAGCGCAGCATCCTGGACGCGGTGCGGCTGCAGTATATCGGGGTGGTGCATGCCTAAGATCTACCGAGTCGACAAGCTCGAGGTTCCCGAGCTGGACACGGTGACGGCAAAGATCCGGCGCAAAGTGATGCGCCCAGCGGTCAAGCTGGTGGCTGAAAAGGTCCGCGAGATCGCGCCGGACAGTGGGCGGGCCCACAAGGGCAAGCTCAAGAAGTCGATCCGCTACCAGGTGCTGGACAGGGGCAACAAGGGCGAGGTCAAAAGCACCTCGCCGGTGGCGCACCTGGTGCACGACGGGACGGCAGCGCATCAGATCGTGCCGCGGCGCAGCGCGCCGTCGCTGATGTTCAAGGGCCGGGCGGGGTTGGTGCATGCCAAAGCGGTGAACCACCCGGGCGCCAGGGCGCAACCGTTTTTGCTCGAGGCAGAGGCGGCGACGCGACCAGACGTCGAGCGGGTGCTCAAAGATGGCGCAGAGGCGGCGCTGGCGGAGATCGCCGCGGGGGTGAAAGGGTGAGCTACGCGACAGTGCTCGCCGGGCTGACCGAGCGGCTAGAGACACTGACCGGGCTGAAAGTGGTGCTGGAATACGTCCCGAAGACGATTCTGACCACGCCGCTCGCGTATTCGGTGCTCGAGTCGGTGGACATTCGCCAGTCCGGCCAGGTGACTACTCGGGAGTACCGCATCCAGCACCGGATCGTGTTTGCCTGGGTGGACAACGAGGGCGCGGAGCTCGAGCTGATCCCCTACGTGGATTCTGTGGAGGCGGCGGTGCGGGCCGATCCGCACCTGGGGGGCCGGATCAATAGCGGGTATGCGGAAATCGCGGAGATCAACGGGGGCTGGGCGACGATAGGCAACATTGACTACCGCGTGCTGGACTGCTATTCGCACGTGGTTGTGAAGGAGTAGACATAATGGCTGAGATCCCGTTCGAATATCTGTTGGCCGCACTGGAAGTCGCGGCCGGGACGCCGGTGGACCCGCCGACCAGGCACCTGAATCTGCTCGGCACCATCTCGCCGATGCGTGCCCGGTACCGGCCCGAGGAAGCGCGCGGGACTCTGGCGCAGTATTACCGCTCACAGACGGTGCGCCAGTGGTCCGAGTTCAGTGGTGAGGGCGGGCTCGACGTGTACACCTTGCCGCTCTTGCTGAACACCATCGTCAAGGGGGGGGTGGATGGCAGCGGGGGCACAAAGTCCGCACTGACCACCGCCCTGGCCGGCGCTAACAACAACATGGTGTTCACCGCCGTCATGGCCGGCGTGGCCGGCGACTCGATTACCATCGAGTACGACGATCCGTCGGGCAACGACGTGACGTTGTTGGTGACGGTGACCGCCCTGGCTATCAAGGTCCGGTTGGCCACTGGACCGGCCGGCGCGATCACCTCCACGGCGGCTGAGATCAAGACCGCGATCGAGGCGCACGCGACGGCCAATTTGATGGTCACCGTGGCGAACGCACCCGCCAACAGTGGCGCCGGAGTGGTGACCGAGTTGGCAGCCACGCCGCTGGCCGGCGGCGCAAACGGCACGGTCTACCTGCCGGCGGGCGCGATCAAGAGCAGGTTGTGGACCTTTGTCCCGACGATGACGGCCAACGACCTGAAAACGCTGACCCTGTACTGGGGCGACCCGAACGTGCAGGCGTTCCAGGCGGCTTACTGCATGCTCGACGAGCTCACCATAAAGGGCGACGCCTCGGGCACCGACGGGGTGGCGCTGTCAATCAGCGGCCAGGGCTGGTTCCCGACCAAGACGGCGCCGGCCAGTGTCCCAGCAATGATCCAGGCGCCGTTCCTGATGCCGACCGCCATGCAGGTTTGGATCGACACGACGTCGGCCATCGGGACCACGGCGATCACCGGGCGCGTGCTGAGTGCGGAGGTCAAGGTGCCGCTCGAGGGGCCGCGCAAGTGGCTCGCCGCCGGCCCAGGGGTAGACCTGAACTTTGGCGCGGTGGGCCGCGGGAAGAGGCACGTTGAGGCGACTATCGCCTTCGAGGTGCCGGACATGACCCAATACGACCTGTGGAGCGCCGGCACGTCGCTCAAGGTGAGGATCCGGTTCAACGGGCCGGCCATCGAGACGGTGGGGGCTGCGACGTTCTATCACTACGTCGAGGTCGACGTGTACGGCCCGTTCGACGGGCTGACCTGGGGCGAGCACGAGGGCACCAACCGTACGGCGGAGCTGACTATTCTGAGCGAGTACAACATCGCGGCGGCTCACGACTGGGCGATCCGCGTCCAGAGTGACCTCGCTACGCTGTAGAGGAGAGAGCATCGTGTCCATGTTCGTGGATCCCAAGGCCCGAGTCGCGGTGACGGACGGGCAGAACACCGTGTATATCCGTGCCAAGATGGACGCGGGGCGGCGAGCGCAGGTCCTGGATGAAATGCGCATGCGCGGGTTCGACGGAGAGGTGAAGACGGGCGAGCTGAGCGGCCTTGGCTCGTATCAGATGCTGCTCCGGGTGCACAACGTCGTCGCTTGGGAAGGCCCAGACTTCCTGGACGCGCACGGCAAACCCGTCCCGTGCACGCGGGCCAACATCCTGCTCTTGGACCCGACCACGCCGCTCTACGAGCTGGTTGGCACCCGAATCGGCGAGCTCAACAAGGACGCGCAGGTTCCGGATGAGGAGCTAGAGCAGGACCCAAACTGACCTACGCCGACTGGCGCTATCGGGTGTGGAAGAGTTCGTTTGAGGGGCACCACGAGGGGCCAGTCGGCGAGTACGACGCCTACATCGTGCTGGCGGAGCGGTACCACTGGACGCCGGAACAGATCTGCCGGCTGGAAGAGGACTATATCACCGAGCTACTGGCTCGGAGCAGGGCGGAGTCCGACGTGACGGAAGCAAAGCGCAAGAAGGAAGAGGCGAAGCGCAAGCGACGGGGGGGCGGTGGTGGACCGCCGGCTGAGAGCGTCGACGCATCGGAGATCCAGTAGATGGCGAGCAAAGCCGAGCTGGCGCTGATCCTGAGCCTGGTCGACGAGGTGTCCGACACCGCCAAGGCCGTCAAGGGCGACCTGTTGGATGTGGGCAAAGCCGGTAGCGGCGTCCAGGGAATCATGGGCGGCACCGCAAAGAGCCTCATGTCGCTCGGGTCGACGGCGGTGCTGGGCGCCATTGGCCTGGTCACGGCCGCAGTCGTGGCCATTGGCGGGGCTGCGTTCGCGGCGGGCATGAAGGTCGACGCGGCCTACGACACGATCCAGATCGGCACCGGGGCGACTGGAAGCGAGCTCGAAGGGCTCAAAGAGGACTTCCGCGGCGTGTTCACGTCGGTTCCGGCTGACGCTGGGGCGACGGCGGAAGTGCTCACGTCGCTGAATGCACGACTGGGGCTGACCGGCGAGAGCCTGCAGAACCTGACCGCGCCACTCCTGCGCGTCTCCGACATGATGGGCGGTGACGCGAAGACCAATACCGAGCTGTTCACGCGCGTCATGGGTGACTGGGGCGTCTCCAACGAGGACGCCACCGGCACTCTGGACGCCTTCTTTGCGGCCTCGCAGCTGACCGGCTCCGGCATGGACTCGCTGATGCAGAAGGTGGTCCAGTTCGGCAGCCCGCTCCGGTTGATGGGCTTCGACCTGACCGAGGCCACGGCGCTGTTCGCCCAGTTCGAGGCGCAGGGCGTGAACAGCGAGCTCGTGATGGGCTCGCTGCGGATCGCCGCGGGTAAGTTCGCCAAGGAGGGCGTCAACCTCCAGGCCGGGCTCAACGACACTATCGCCTCGATCAAGGGCGCGAAAGACGAGTCCGCGGCGCTGGCGTTGGGCATGGAGGTGTTCGGTGCGCGGGCGGGCCCGGATATGGTCGCCGCGATCCGGGAAGGGCGATTCTCGGTAGACGAGCTAACGGCTGCCGTGGCCGGCTCTGAGGGCGCCATTATGGCGGCCAGCGAAGCCACTATGGACTGGCCCGAGAAACTCGAGCTGCTCAAAAACAAGGCCACGGTGGCCCTGGAGCCGGTCGGCATGGCGTTCATGAACATCGCCGGCATGCTCCTGGACAAGCTCATGCCGTTGTTTGACCGCCTGGCGGCGTGGTTCGCTGAGACGCTCGGGCCGGCCATCGAAACCGCCATGCCAGGGGTCGAAGACCTGGTGAACGCCTTTGCGCTGCTGTTCCAGGGCGACACGGCCAGTTTCACCGAGCTACTGATAAACGGGTTGTACACGATCGGGGAGGCGTTCGGGCTGACCAAGGAGCAGATGCAGCCCTTCCTCACCGGCCTGTGGGACGTGATCGATACTGTTGTGGCGTTCGTCACTGACCACGGCCCGGCAATCAAGAGCGCACTCCTGGCCATCGGTGCGGTGCTGGCCGGCGCGGCCATTGCCAGCGGGATCATGGCCATCGTCGGGGCAATCGCGGCACTGGCGAACCCGGTGACGCTCGTCATCGCAGCCATCGCCCTACTCGCCGTGGCCTGGACGGAGGACTGGGGCGGCATCCGCACGACGCTGACTGAGGCGTGGGTGGCGATTCAGCCGACGCTTGAGATCGTCAAAGAGTGGCTATCGGTGAAAGTGCCGGCAGCGGTCAACTGGATGCGAGACGCGATTGGCGCGGCGCTCGCGTTCATCAGGGGGCTGTTCGCCACACACAAAGACGAGATCACCGGCACCGTCTCGGGGCTGTGGGCGGCAGTCACCAACGCGTTCACAGTGGCAGTGGCGTTTATCCAGGGCGTCGTGCAGGGCTTTGTGGACGTCGTGAAGGCAGCCTGGGCGCTGTTCGGCGATGACATCTTGCTGATCATCTCGAATACCTGGGACTATATCAAGACCGTATTCGAGGGAGCCAAGACGATCTTGACCGCCGCGGTAGCTGCGATACGCGCTGCTATTGCAGGCGACTGGACGGCGTTCGGTGAGCAACTGCGCGTGATCAGCGACACGATCTGGGCGCTCGTAAAAGGGGCGTTTGAGCTCGGCTGGACGAACCTGAAGATCGCCGTCACGGGCATCGTCGACTCGCTGAAGAAGCTGTTCACCGATATCGACTGGGGCGCCGTGGGCACCGGCATCATCGACGGCATCAAGAGCGGCATTTCCAACGCGGCGTCGGCGCTGGGCGATGCGGCCAAGGCCGCGGCGGAGGGTGCGCTGAAAGCCGTCAAGGGATTCTTGGGAATCAGCTCACCGTCAACGGTGTTCATGGGTCTCGGCGCCAATCTTATGGAGGGCTTCGCCCTCGGTATCCAGCGCAACGCCGCCCTGCCGGCGGCTGCCACGGCGAGCGCGGCGCAGCTCGTCAGCCAGTCCACGACGCGCAACAGCACGGTGAACCACTACTACAACCTGACGGCGCAGTACGGCGGATACCAGAGCGAGCGGTCGCTGCGGTCTGACGTGCGGCTGCTCTCGATGCTGGCGAGGGGCTGATGGATATCCAGCTGCTGCGAGGCGCGGAGATCCTGAGCCTCACCGATAACACGGTCTGCGGGGTATTGAGCTGGGACGGCGTTGGCGAGGCGCCGGTGCGCCGGATAGAGGAGCGCGGGCCGCAACAGCACGGGGTGAGCGACGTCGGCTTCCGCCTGGAGCCCCGCGAGATTCAGTTGGCGCTGTGGCTGGGGGCCGATTCGTTCGTGGATTTGGAGGCGCGGCGGCGCACCCTCGTGGACTGGCTCAGGGCCACGACAGCCAACCTGACGCTGCGATTCACGACTGAGGCCGGCGAGATATTCGATATCGACGGGCATTCCGTCGGGGCGCTGACGCTGCCCGTAGAGGGTGGCGACGGGATGACGCTGAAAAGCGGCGTCGTGTTCCGCTGCCCGGACCCGACGTTCTACGACCCGGTCGCGGTCGCAGTTTCGTTCCTGGTGGGCGGCGGCGCCGACAGTTTCTATGTGCCGATGTCGGTGCCGCACTTCGTGGGGGCGAGCGTCGTCAATGCGAGCGTGACCGTCACGTATGCCGGGACCTGGCGAGCGTACCCGCTGATCCGCATTGTCGGACCGATCGCCGATCCGGTGATCACCAATGCAGCGACCGGCGAGGTGCTGGATTTCACCGGCACGACCATTGCAGGGGGAGATCGTTACGATATCGATCTGCGCTACGGGCACAAGACAGTGATCGACGCGGCCGGAGTCAGCCAGATCGCCAAGCTAGTGACCAGCAGTGATCTGGCGACGTGGCACATCGCGGACGACAGCGAGGTGACCGGCGAGGTGACCGGCGGGGTGAACTCAATCAGCGTGACAGGCAGCGGGGCCAACGTGGCGACCAGAATCGATATCGTCTACAACACCCGATACGTCGGGATATAGGGGAGGTGTACCATCGCAGAATCTTCATATTGGTGGACCACGAGCACCCCGGCGGTGGGCGACGGCGCGGTGTCGTATACGCAAGCCAACCTGTCGGTGATCGCCGCGGTTCTGGCGGCGTGCGGCGCGTTTGAGGGCGTTGCGCCGGGGTACCTGAACGAACTGGCGCCCACGGCAAAGGGGGCGAACACGGTTGCCGTCAACACGGGCGGGGGGCTGGTGGATGGCAAGCCCTACCACAACACCGTGTCGGTAGACGTCAACGTGCCGAGCGCGGTAGGCGCAGGGAACACCCGGATCGACCGCATTGTGCTACGTGCCGGCTGGGCGGCACAGACGGTGAGGATCACCAGGATCGCCGGCACAGACGCGGCCAGCCCGACGGCGCCGGCGTTGGTGCAGATGCCCGGCACGACCTACGACATCTCGCTCTGCACGGTGCTGGTGAACACGGCCGGCGCCGTTACGGTGACCGACGCGCGAACGATGGCGGCGGTTGGCACGACGGGGATCGCTGACAGCGCGATAACTGGCGGCAAAATAGCTCCCGGGACCATCACGGGCGGCCGCATAGCTGTCGCGACGATATCGGGAGGAAATATAGCTAACTTGACCATTACAGAGGCAAATATCTTCGCTGGGGCGGTAACGGAGGGCAAGATTGGCGCCGGCGCCGTCACGGAAGCGAAACTCGGGGCCGGGGCCGTGACCTCCGGCAAGATCGGGGCCAACGCAGTGATCGCCGGGAAGCTGGCCGATGGGGCCGTGGATACGGCGGCACGACTGGCTAGCGGGGTGGTGACGTCCGGTAAGCTTGGCGCCAATGCGGTCGTCGCCGGGAAGCTGGACGATGGCGCAGTGGAGACCACCGCACGGCTGGCCAACGACATCGTGGACGATACCAAGGTGGGCAACCGCGTTCCTCAGTTTTACCGCCGGCAGGGGGGTAGCGCGACCAACTGGCGCGTGGCAGGTGCGACGGCCTACACGCCCACTGCGGTGCGAATGCAGGGGGGGCACTTCGAGGCGACAGGGACGCAGGAGACCATCACGTTCCCCGTGGCGTTCAGTTATACCCCCCTCGTCTTGATTACTACGAACGCCGCCGCATATCCCGGGGCGGTGTGGTACACAGAAGAAACCAGGTTCAACGCAATAGGCCTTGCCAACGGTCTCTTCGTAACGTGGCTCGCCATTGGGCCGGAGTAGGCGATGGCTGCCACGTATCAGCTCCGCCTCCGCTCCGCGACTGGCACCCTGTTGGCGATCCTCGCTGGCGAGGCGGACGGTGGTTTCCTCTCGCTGACCTACACCAAGGCGGTGAACGCCGCCGGCCTCCTGGTTTTCGAGCTGAACGCGGACTCAGCGGCGGCGGCGCTTCTGGTGCACCGCGGCATTGTGGAGGTGTGGCGAGCGGACGCAGAGGCGGGCATCGACTGGTACCGCGATTTCACCGGTCTGATCCTGCGACGCTCCTGGACCGTCAGCGACGTGGGGCGCGTGACCGTGTACTGCCCTGGGCTTCTCTGGTTGCTCGGCACGCGCCACGTCCTCTGGCCCGCCGGCACGGCCAACCGCAGCGAGTTTACCAGCGCCAAGGCGGAAACCATCGCCAAGACGCTGGTCTCGTACAACGTCGGCGCCAGTGCGACCACGGGCAACGGGCGATCGCGGAACGGGGCGATCACGGGGCTGACGGTCCAGGCCGACGCGGCCGGCGGCAACACGCTCGATCTCTACTGCGCCTGGGACAACCTGCTCGAAGCCCTGCAGGGCCTCGCGGCAGTGGGCGGCGGTGACTTCGACCTGGTGCAGACCGGCAACGCCGCCTTTGACTATCGCTGGTACGCCGGCCAGCTGGGCACCGACAGGACAGCCACGGTCATCTTTGCCCTCGAACGGGGCAACATGGCCGAGGCCGAGTACGACGATGACCGGCAGGGCGAAACCAACGTCGTGGCGGTGCTCGGGCAGGGCGAGGGTGCGTCGCGGGCGGTGGTGATTCGCACGGCGGGTGACGCGGACGTGGAGACGACGGCCGACGCGCGTAACGAGGCGACCACGGCGGCGCTGAATGCCGTGGGGGACCGCCGGCTGGCGGAGGGGGCGCGCCGGCAGACGTTCGAGTTCGACGCGATGCAGACTCCGGCCTGCGTCTACGGGCTGCACTTTTTTCTGGGCGACCTGGTGACGGCGCGGCTCGGGACGGTGATCGAGGTGACGCGCAAGATCGTGGCGGTGAACGTAACGCTAGAGGAGAACGGACGGGAAGTGATTGAACCGGAGTTCGGTGCGCCATGAGTGACGACGTAACGCGAGAGATGATTCGCCAACTAGCCGACCTGCGCGAACGGCTGGCGCGGCTAGAGGGCTCGGAGTACACGGGTAAAGCAGGTTCGCTTTGGTCCAAGGGGCACCCCTGGCACGACGTGAAAGCCTACGGCGCCAAGGGCGACGGCACCACAGACGACACGACGGCCATTCAGGCGGCCATCAACGCGTGCGGTACGATAGGCGGTACGGTGTTCATCCCTGCCGGGTACTACAAACTCACGGCCACGCTGAACATCAACACTAAACGCGGCATTCGTATCTCGGGAGCGACGGAAAGCTACGAAAATCCTGCATCGAGTCTGGGCACTACGCTGCTGTGGGGCGGCGGAGCGGCAGACGATATGCTCTACATCTTCAACTCGCAGCACATTCGTGTGGATGGTATATGCTTCGACGGCGCCGGCAATACGACTGTCCGCTGTATTCTGGTGGACAGCGACAACGTGCGCGTATCGAAGCGTATAACCTTGGAGCACCTGGACTTCCGTCGCGCAAACGTGGGCATTCAGTTTGCTACGGTAGTGGGCGGCGGCACCCAGTACCAGGTCGATAGCAACTATGTCAACAACGTTGTATTCCACGAGATGGTCGGTAGCAGCTCGAGCGCCATTGTGATGAGCAGTCAGAACACCGACCTGACGAATATCCAGAATGCCGAAATGAGCGCCGTGTATGGGTTGCGTATCCTGCGCGGTGGAATTATTCGCATGTCGAACGTTGGGGCGGGAAATATGACGACCTTCGTCTCGATAGAGGGGCCGACGCAGGTGCTAGAACTGAACCAGTGCCAGGCCGAAAGCCTCACGTATTTTCTGCACACGACGGCGGCGGCGCCAAGCCAACTGACCCCGATCTACCTCAACCACTGCGTTATGGACGCAGAGATTCTGCTTGACGCGTGCGCGCGGGTGGTGTCCATCGGCAGCGAATATAAAGCCAACGTAACCCTGGCCGCCAACGACTCCGAGTGGACGAGCATTAGTGACCTTTTCGTGTCCCCATACACCATCGTCCAATCTGGCATCAACACGCGCGTGCACAAGATCGACGGCACCACGGGGATTTCTACTGACGCGGGTATCAGTTCCGGCGACGATGTCGTCATCGCGGATGGCAAGAGCTTGGAATGGTCCGACGTCAACCTGTATCGCAGCGCCGCGAACGTGCTGAAGACGGATGACAGCCTCGCCGTCGCCGTCGGCCTAAACGTGGGGACGGCGACGGGCGCGACGGCAGGGCAGATGCGTGCCAGCGGAGGGCTGTTGCTCGGCGGGCAAACGGCGGCGATGGTGCGCCAGCATGCCGTCTCGGCGCTGGCAGACGACGCAACCGCCAACCTGACCGCAGACGCCGCTGTCGGACGAGGCCTGTTCGTGATCTACGCGGTAGAGGACGCGAGTATGGTTGTAGCCGTGCGAAACGCCAATACGATAGCGATTCTCTCGGACATCGGCACGACGTTCGATGTGGCGGACACCGACGGCAAAAGCTGTTTGTTGGTGGTCTCCACAAAACTGAGCATCAAGAACCGGCGCGGGTCGGCGCGCGACTACTACGTGAATCACATCGGATTTACCGCGGCATAAGGAGGTGCTCTTGCGCCATCTGCCTATTGACCTGGCTCGCATCGTGCGCGTCTCGCAGTCGTGGAACCCGCCGGCGCACATGAGACTATGGCGCGCTCTTCCAGAAGTTGTGCCTTATGATGCGACTAATATGCTTTCGATCCACGTCGTACATCTGCGCGAGTGTGCGCTGAAGATATCGTCCGGTGGCGTAGAGAGTTCGGATTTGCACCACGTCCGCCTCGGAGAGCCTTGCGGAAAAGTTCCGCTCTCCCCTGTTGTGTGCCGAGCGGTGCGGGCTACTCTCTACATACGAAAGATTTATCACGCGATTGTCCGCAGTATCGCCGTTGAGGTGATGGACCTCACAACCCGGAGGAGCGTCGCCGACGAAGGCAAGCATCACAAGCCGGTGTACGTAACACGGATGCCCATGCCCGCCACGCCAAAGGCCGATAGTCAGATATCCTCGTGGGGGCCGCGGAGACGGATGCCGAATGCAGCCGAATACCAGATTGCCCCGGCAGTCTCTTCTGGGAAGGCTTCTAACATGGCCGGCATTCGACACTTCATAGAGACCCTCATATCCGGGGATTGCCAACCAAACTTCTGTGGGGGTACACTCATTGCACATGGCGAAAGTCCTTTCGCTGTGTCGTGCCCCGGGACGTTAGCGCGTCGCCGGGGCATTCCTGTGCCAACATTATAGTACACGGAAGGTGTGTGGCAAAACAACCATGCGACAACTTCCCATTGATCCTAAAGACATAGTACGGATTACGCAGGGGTTCGTTCCAGGGATTCACTTCGGTATCGACTACTCCTGCGTGGTGGGCACGCCAGTCTACGCCGCGGAGGACGGCGTCGTGCACTGCGGCACCGACCCGGCTGGCTTCGGCGCCTACGTGCG